TCGTAGAGAGACCATTCGGTGTCGGGAAGCAGAAGCATCCGCTCCCCGCACTTGGGGCACACGGCATCAGTCTCCACGGGTTCCATGTCAGCCACCAAGAAGGATGACAACGATAGCGGCGATTGCGAACACGCACGCGACCATGAGGCCGAGTGCCACGACGCACAGCCACTCGTAGACGCGCTCCCTGCGCGCCATCTCGGGGGTGCGGTAGGGGTCATAAGGCATGGCTACACCAGCCTTACAGCGTTGCCGACAATGACGTAACGGCGAGCACCAGTTGTCGCGCCGATGTAAGTGCCCCACACGTAGCCGCCGTTCACCACAAGACCGTCGAGGTTGACAGTCTCGCCCTTCTTGTACGTGTAGCCAGCGCGGTTCTCCACCGCAACGACGGGCTTCTTGTAGACGCGGCTGTTGGCCTTGAAAGTGACCTTGCTTGCCACCTTGAACACCTCCGTGGAGAAGTTTGAATCGGTCGTGGGCTCGTCCGCTGGGAGGCTTTTCGTCGGCCATCCTCCACCCACGAACCCAGCGCTGACGGGCAGCTTGCGCTCTGCCACTCCCCTGCTCGGCGTGGAGTCAATGATGTACGGCGTGGTGCCAGCCTTGGAGACAACGCCTACATGACCAGTGTTGGTTCGGCTAGAGCCGAAGAAGACCAAATCGCCAGGCTTGAGCTTGCTCGGGTCGGTAGTCCAGTGACCGTTGCGGTAGACCCAGTCAGACTGGCTACCGTCACCATTTTGGTGTCCCTGCCACCTCGGGATAGTCAATCCTGCCGCCTTGTACGCGCACGTGCTGAGGAACGAGCAGTTGTAGCTGCTGCCCTCCTTGCCCCCTGACGGCGTGTATGAGTAGCTGCAACCTAGCTGCTTGCGGCAGTAGGCCACGATCTGAGAGCGCACTCCCATTACTCCTCCTTGGCAGTGAGCTGCGAGATGCCCATGACGGCGCAGAGGAAGGTGTACACGACTGCAAAGGTGCGCGAGACCTCGTCGGCGTAGGGCCAGCCCCAGATTGCCGCGAGGCCGACATATGCGACCGAGACGGCAGGCAGAATCACGGTGACCACGTACTTGATGAGGTCATATAGCTTGTCGGGCAGGATGTAGGTCATGGTTCCTCCTAAAGAAAAGAGACGCCCGTGATTGAGCGTCTCGACTTACCGTGATGATGTCGCTTGTTGCTATGCGTACCTGAACGTGTGGCCCTTGCAAGACTCGACCAGCCCCATAAGGACGTGGCCTACTGCTGGACGAGAGACACCGAGAGCTTTTGCGGCACTGGTTATCGACGGAAACTCAACACCGTCATCGCGGACAACGGCCTTGCGCTTGTCCTTGACCATGTTTTCCTTTGCCTCATCGCTAAGCTCGGCATAGGGTTTGGTGTGCATGAGACCATTCTCTACCGCGTAGTGGATGTTCTCTGCATGAGTACACCACCTGAGATTGCTTGCGCGGTTATCGGTCTTGATGCCGTTGACGTGGTCAACATGCCCAAGGCTATTCGGGTTTGGCACGAATGTCTGTGCGACCAGACGGTGAACCCTTGTCAGTTCGTGCTTACCACACTTAGATAGCATTACATGGAGATAGGGCTTTCCTGACGGAACGAGCACCTTGCCCTTATAGGTGGCTGTGGTGCCGTCAGCCCTCACAAACGTCCTATCGAGACTCCTCACTCTTCCCATGTCGCTAACTTGATAGTAGCCCTCGTAGCCAGCAATGTCCTTCCAAAGCTCGTCGTTCATCGTCGCCCCCAAGCGAACATCCCAGTAGCAGTGACGCACTGGAAGGCATGCTGGGTGACACGCTTTTCGGGAGCGACCCTATCCAGTGCGATATGAAAAAGGCACCCGAAGGTGCCAAATCCATCGTTTTATGTGGCTGTCCTTACTGCCTCGGCCTGTCTGGCAGGTTCATCACCTGTTGCACTAGGCCGTCAACGAAGTTGTTGGTGATGCCATACGCCTCGCAGATTCGTTGGTACTCCTCCCACTCGGCGTAGAAGCTCTGCTTCTCCTCAACCGACGCGCATCCGAGGTCGTCGATGTACCTGTGCGCTCGATGAATCGCGTCCGACCGCATCTGAGTGCATTGGGCTTGCAGGATGGTGTCGATCCGAGCGTCCTGAGCCTGCATCTGGGCAATCATCTCGGCCCGCCACGCGTACCAGTCCTCACGGTCGTTTGCCACGGACTTCAATGCGTCGCCCTGCTCCTGCATCAGGCGGTCAACGTCGCCGCGCCACTCGGCCTCCAACTTGCGCTTCTTCTCGGTCTCCTGATGGCGTTCCTCGGCAACGCGCTCGTGCTTCTTCGCCTGAGCGTTGATGCTCACCGTCGCTGCGGTGATGATGATGGTCGAGAGGATGGGCGCGAGCCAGCTGATGATGCCGCCTATGGTCACGGTCATTAGGACTCCCCGTGCTCGTAGTACTGCGAAGCCTGAACCGAGCCGTCCGAGGTCATGAGCACTGCCGCGTGTCTCGGAAGGGCTGAGAGGGCGGCTGCGGCAAGGACGGTGTGGTAGGAACTCTCGGCCTGCATCTGGTTGTCATACGGTGTGGCGAGGCATGCCACCTGACCACCATCCATGGTCTGAATCTCTAGGACTACGTACTTCTTTTCCATGCGGACTCCTTACAGGGCAAAGGTGAACGAGATGTAGATGTTCGCGGAGGTGCTAACAGCCGAACCAGAGCGGTTGTTGAGATTGATTGCGCCAGCGTCAGTCAACCGTGCCTGCAACTCCGCTGGGTTCTGGCCCGTGATGTAGACCTGACCCATGACATCGTGGGCTGGCCTATAGCTGGAAGGTGCCGTTGCCACGGTGACCGTGCTATTGGTTGCCAGTGACGCCTTGAGATTGACCGTGATGGTGATGGTGCAGACCGCGCCGTTGTGCCAGCAGTAGTTGACGTTGCCAGCGATGGAAGCGTTGGACGTGTTGACCGTGCAGGTGTCCTCGCGGATATAAAGCGGGTCGTTTAACACGAGTGTCCCATCGGGCCTCTTGTACAGCATCCACTTGTCAAGGCTCACGTCGTACAGGCCACGGTTGCCAGCAGAGTTGGAGCGGAGCGCGACGACCCTTCTTGTGGCCGACGTGCTGCCGTTGCCCTTGGCAGACACCTGATACCATGACGCGATGGTGCCAGATGCGTTCACGGTGCCGCCTGAGCTTACGGAGAAGTTTGGCCCGTTGATTACGGTCTTGTTGTCCTTGTTTCGGGCGATAACCCAGTCGCCCTTGTACGAGTCCCATAAGCCACGGGTGTAGCCGTTGCTACTTACTCCGAGCTTTACCCCCCTGCCTGTGATTGCGTTGTGGAGCCGCACCAAGGTACTCGACTGCCGCGAGTTCGCCACCCACTTGCTGTTGGTGATTCGCAGGGACTCGCCCTCGCCGTCGATGGTCTGACTGCCGATGAGGGACAGCAGCGCAACGTCCGTAACCGCGTGCTGGTACTCGACCGAAAGCTCGCAGGGGTAGGTCGTGGTGACCGTGCTGCCATCGTCCTCGACCGTCTCGACCATAAGCCCTCGGACGTATGTCACGCCAGCAGAGGTGAGCGCGACGCTCACGCCAGTGCCAGCCGTGACGGTGGCCGTGGCATAGGTCGAATCCAAGGCGTAGTCGGTACCGTCCACGGTTGCCGTGACTGCCACATCGCCAGCAGCCGCACCCGAATCGCTGACCGTGTAGGCCGTGGTGGCTACGTCTGTCGTGGCGTTCCAAGTTACAAGCGTTGCGTCCAGCGCAATCGTGACCGACCCAGTGGAGCCAGAGTCGATGGCGAAGATTCCGTCACCGCTCTCGTTGTCAATCTCAAGTCCAGCGGAGGACAGCACCATCTGCACGCTGCCAACAGGACCCAGAGTGATTACCTCGCCGATGATTGCTCGGATGTGGGAGGCGGTGTTGCCAAGGCCGTCCCAGACCGTTAGGGCGCGTGCGCCGTTCTCGGTCGTGAGCGTGAGCAGGTTGTTGAGTCCGTCCCTGAACAGCTGGCCGATGCTGTTGATGAGCACGTTCGCGCCGCTGTGGTTGGTATTCCAATCCGCTTGCGTGGCCTCGGTGACGTGGATGCCAGACGTGTCCGAGAAGAAGTGCTGGTTGACAGCATTTGCGACGGCACTTGCCGCGTCTGCCACGCTACGCGCCCTTTCCGTCGCTGTATTGAGCAGCGCGTTCGCCCTTGCGACAACGTCCACCTTGGCTTCAAGCGGCTCGACCCTTTCATCGACGTACTCCTTACCCACCGATGGGCTGGTTGCGTTGCCAGTGATGGAGATACGCGTGTCCTCAAGGTGGTACTGGACGACATCACCCGGCCTTGCGTCTGCTGTGATTGAGCCGTTGATGGGGGTTTCCACGTCAGACCCAGAGATGCGAACCCAATGCGTGCCGTCTTGGTCGACGCGCACGATAGTAGCACTGCCGCTGTTGGGCAGCTTCTTCTTGGAGCCGCCCTTGATGGCCTTTGCGAGTGCCCACGCCGTCTTCGCGCTTATTGACTCTGCCATAGCACCACCTCCCTGTACGAGGACTCCTGAACCGTGATTCCCTTGTTGCAGTTGATCTGCTGCGACTCGACCCTGAAAAGGCCGTCCTCGCCAACCGTTGCGACGGTTCCCCTGACGATGGAGCCAGGATGAACGTCGGGCCAGTACTCGCGGGTGTAGCTCCGCGTGTCGTGTACGGTTGACTCCTCTTGGAGCCGCCTTGCCGTGTACGCGGTGAGCGTCTCGCCGTTGATCCTGATTGGGGACGTATCCCTAACGTCCTTGACCCATCCCCTAGAGACGGTGGACGTTGGGCTGTCGGGGTCATCGTTGACAGACCTAGCCGACGCGCTATCGTCCTCGGCGATGTACCTGTTCGGCACCTCGGAATAGTCAAGGGAGTAGGTGACGCTTGGCTGCATGAGCCTAGCCCTAGACGCATCGAGCACAAGAATGGGGTCGGACGGCTTTGGGTGGATGTGAACCACGCCGCGACCGTCCACCTGCATGATGAAGTTGCCAGCGTCAAGCACGAGCCTTGCGGCGTCAAGTGCCGTCGCGCCGCTGTCGAAGACGACGTGCTCCTCGATGGTGAAGGAGCCCTCGACAATCACTGGCGCTGGGGTAGTGGAGCGTATGATGTCTGCCGCGAATGCCGCGCCGTCAACGCCCTTTGGCGCGTAGCTGCCCGTCTCCAAGGTCTCCGACGCGCACGGGTGAAGCACTGAGCTTCCGTTGACCGTCACGAGGGAGGCCCCACGGTTCAGCTCGCCGCCAGTGGAGTCAAGCCACAGGGTAGCCACGTCCACGCGCTCGATTGAGCCGGACTGGCTCGCCGTCATTGCGATGCGGTGCCACCCCTGCTCGAACCTGCCGCGTGCGTCAGACGTGAGGGACACCGTGCCCCTGTCCTGCTCGTCCTCCTCAGTCCTCGATACGGTCGCACTGACCATACCCCCGACCTCGCCAGCGTCGGCCCACGTGTCGGGGTTGACTCGGAAGAGCCGCCAAGCGGTTACCCTGTAGCCACGGGTCCAGTCAATCATTAGGGCTCTTCCTCCTCCTCATCCTCGTTGGCAGGAATCGTCGCCATGTACTCCTCGGTCAGCTCGACCTCAGTTGCGTTGAGGGACAGCGGGATTGCGCCGTCGTTGTAGGTCATGGAGAGCGTGTTGGGCGTCACGTCGGCCTGATAGCAGCAGCCATCGGGCGTGCGCACGAGACAAGGGCCGCAGTGGTTCGCCAAGGCCCTGACCCTTGCGACCTGCTCGGGGTCTCCCCTCTTCACGAGGTCGGTGGAGATGTTCGCCACCCTGCCAGCTCCGGGGTTCCAGTAGCCGTTTATGGTGCCGTCCATGTGACGGCGTGCCTCGAAGTCGTGCTCCCACTGGTCTCCGAGCTGGATGTTGTAGGGAAGCTCGACGTACTCGGTGCCGTAGTCGATGCGTACCATCCACGCCCTGAGCGAGTACTCGTAGTCGAACCAAGACTCGCTTCCGTCTGCCGTCCTGATGGCAACGCGGTAAGCCCTTGTGCCGTAGTTTCCGAACGGCGCGAAGGGGTCGGTCACCGTCTCGTCTTGCGCTAGGTCGCTCGCTATGAGGTATGCGCCATCGGGGGTGAGTCGGTACACGTCGTAAACGTCCGTCTGCGCCATGCCAGTCGTCGCGTCGAGCTGGATGATGGCTGACAGTGTCCTGATGCCGTCCGCGTCGGTCACGTCTGACGGCGTGACGGTGATGGCGTTTGTCGGCGTTGGCGGTTCGTGCTCGTAGTCGACGGAGAACGGCGCGGTCACCTCGTCCGAGACAAGCCCCGTCCTCGTGTCTGTTGCGGTAACGGTGACGGCGTACTCGCCTCTGTCCCAAAGCTCAAGACCGCTTGTTGCCGTGACAGTTGCCTCGTAGCCGACAACCTCACCGCCCTCGGTTACCTCGTCCCACTCAGGCACGACCTCGAAGCTGCAAACCGCGTCACCCTCTGGCTGGAACTCGATGCCAGTGGGACGCTCGCGTGAGTTGCCGCCAGCGGCGGTCGCAACAACCGTGACGGACGCGGCAACGGAGCACTCAAGGTACAGCCTGAACGGCTGCTTGGTGAGCGTCTCCGTTGGCTGCGACTGCTCGTCCACGACCGTCGCATCGACGGTGGGCCTGTCCGCGACCTCGACCGTAACGGCCTCGGACGTGACGGGGTCACCACCAGTCCTCACGCGCACGGCCAAGGGCACTGACTGGTCGGTGCCGATGATGCCAGCAAGCCTCTCTGCCGTGAGCACGGTGCTGCCGCTTGCGTCGGTGCCGCTCGCCACGACCTTCGCCTGGGTCTCGTCAATCCAGAGGTGCTCGACCTCCTCCTCGACGGGCTCGCCGTCGATGATTTGCGTGACCGTCTCCGTTGTCGTGATGGTGGGGCCTGTGAGAACCTCCCACATGGTCTGCTCGGCCTCTGAGTCGAACGTCCATGATAGGGGAAGGCTTGAGCCCCTCGGCACGAACGGGACTGCGTTGAGCGTCACCGACTCTGGGCTCGTGGTCGGTACCACGGAAACGGTGGTGTCGGACGGGCACCAAGGGCCGTACTCCGTGCCGTCGTCGTTCTCAAGGTAGCGTCTGGCACGGAAGTAGTACCTTGTGCCCTCCGTGAGGTCTCCGACGTAGAGACGTGCCGTGTGGTCGTATGTCTCCGTGCCGATGGTGCCGCTGCCGTCGTCCCACGTGAAGTCGAAGGTGTCGGGCTCGCTCGTGGAGCGCCAAGCGTACTCGCTGTCAGACCAAGCGACCTGAGTGCCCGTGGAGTCATCGTCTGCCCAGCCGATCGTGAGCACCGCGCTCTTGCCGTCATCGCCCGAAAGCGGCTCGCCAAGCACAACCTCGTCATCTGCCGCTGTAGGCGCAGGACGCTCAAGATCGGTAAGCCTGACTGGTGCGGAATAGCGGAAGAAGATGCCCTCGATGTCATTCCAAGACTTGACGCGCACCCATGAGGTGTTTCCCGCCTCTGGCTGCAAGAGGGCCACCGTGGAGCTGAGCGCCTCACAGTTGCCGTCGTCAACGCTCTCGGTGGCCTCCCAGTCAGCGTCTCCGGGAATCTCGGACGCCTCCTTGTACTCGACGTTGACCAGCTTCTCAAGGACTATGCCCGTAACGGGGTTGTGGATGCCCTTGTTGGTCTTTGGGTGATAGTTCGTATCTATCTTGACGGTGACCTTGCCCGTCGTTGCCTTGGATGAACAATCAACGCCGGTAATGGTCGTGACCTTGGGCCACGAGACGTAGTAGTCCTTGGTAACAACGTCGGACTTGCCACGGATGCCACGAGAGTACGCTCTGACGCGAATGCGAATGTACTGGCTGTAGCCCTGCAACATGCGCCTGACCGCGTCAACGTTCCACGTTGAGGTCTCAGTGGTATTCCTCGGAGTCTTCGTAGCCGTGTCGGTGACCTTGCCCCTTGAGGACTCGTAGACCGTCATGGTGAGATAGGTGTCCCAGATTTCGCGGTAGTCCTCGCCGGGGTTGTGCTTGATGGTGTACTTGACATCGCCAGTGTCGGCTTCCTGCTCGATGGTGACGGACGGGTTGCGCGGCTTGGTGAACTCGCGCGTGCTCGACGCCCACGAGCCCGTGCCCTTGGAGTTCCACGGCCTCACCTGAACGGTAACCGAGATGAGCAGCAGGTTACCGTTCGGGTAGAAGTCCGTGTCGCGCCTGTAGGTCTTGCCGTCCGTGCACTCGAAGCCAGAGATGTAGATGGAGTGGTCACGCGCCCTCGGCGTGTGCCCCTTGACGCTCCTCGTGAGGGTCTTGTACGCCTTCTTCTTGGTGTCGTAGACCCTAAAGTTCCAGCGAATCTCCCAGCCCTCGCAGCGGCCCTTGTTGTTGTCATCGTGAAGGTAGTCGCTCGCCTTCCACTTCACGGTCATCTTGTAGGAGCCGTTCTTGTCCCTAGCGGGGGCACCGATGCTAGATACGTTTCGGTTCGGCTTCTCTGAAATGCTGACTGCCATTCATACCCCCTAGAGCGTGAGGTTGAGTGCGTTCGTGATGGCGCGTGCCGTCTCCTCCGGGCTGCTCACGCCGTTGACCACGACGGAGACCTGCGGGGCACCGTTCGTGAAGTTGCCCATGCGACGGCTCATGCCATCGGCGATTGCGTCTGCGATGGGCAGCATGTACCGCTTGTTCGTCAGCGGCACCACGGCACCGCCAGTGGCCCAGTTTGCCACGACCTCGATGCCGTCCTCGCCTATCCACCCCTGGTTCGTGAGCGTCGGCCCAGTGGCGATGTAGCCAGTGGCGTGCTCTGGGATGACGGGACGGCTGTTCATGCCGCCCGTTGCCTGAGTCTTTGGAACGTTCTTTGTGACTGTCCTGATGTAGGTCGTGGCCGTCTTGCCATTCAGGAGGTTCAGCTTCCTGTTGACGTTCGATATGGTCGTTGATGCGCTGTCGTTCGCCGTAATCTTCGGGTTCGGCTTCTTCTTGTCCGTCTTGTCGAGCGCGGAATTGACCTCGTTGGTCTTCTTCTTCGCGTCGCTGTTGTCAACCTTGAGCTTGGATGCGACCTGCTTGGGGAGCTGGTCGATGTCCTTCTGCAGGTCGTAGACCTTGCCCTGAGAGTCGGTCACAGAGCCGTTGTCGCCGACGTAGAAGGTCTTGCCGTCGATGGTCATGGCGTCAAGGCCAGCGATGAGCGTCATGGTGGCGTTGATGTCCTGACCAGCCATGTTGTACATGGAGTCGAACGCCGCTGCGGTGAGCGTGCTCATGTTCTCCGCCGCGCCAGGTGCCTGCTCAAGGGCTGCGTTCCACGTGTTCATCTGGACGCCGCCGCTCTCAAGGGTAGCCACGATCTGCTCCATCGAGCCGTTCGCGGAGTCGAACCCGCTTGCGAGGTCGCTCATGTCAACGCCGTCGAGCTCCTCCGCGCTGACGTGGATGGCCTCAAGGCCCTCGGCCATTGCGTTGAAGCCAGCATCGTCGCCGCCAAGCTCCGTGAAGGCGTCGGAGAGCCTCTTCATGTTGCCAGTAACGTCGGATGTGACGGTCTCGGTGCGCTTGTTGTACTCCTCCTCGGCCTTTGCGGCCTCCTCAAGCGTCTGCTTGTTCTTGTCGAGCTCTGCCTGCGCCGCGCCCATCTTGCCCTCAAGGTCGGAAACTGCGACTTCCGTGTTTGCGACCTCGCGGGAGTAGTTGTTCATCGCGGTCTTTGCGTCGCCAAGCTCCTTGTTGTAGGCTGCGAGCGTTCTCTGCTCGTCGTACATGGCTCCATAGACCTCTTTGGCGCGGTCTAGGTACGCCTGCTTGCCCTCGTCGCTTGCGAGCTTCTTGTAATCCTCCTTCGCTTGGTCCAGTTTGTCCTGAGCCTCCGTGAGCTGTCCCACGGCCTTCGCGTAGTCGTCGGCGTAGTAGTCGAGAACCGCTTGGTTTCGCCTTGCATCGACGTTCGCAAGGATTGCGTCGGTGTTCTCTTGAATCTGACCAGTCTGGGTGTCGATGATGTTGCCGTACTCGTCAATTGCGTATGTGGTGCCGCATGCGTCGTTGATGCCCTGCAACGCTGCGGAGAGCTTAGCGCTCTCCTCTCTGGTGCGGTCCTCCTTGCCAGCGAGGTCACGCACGGTGTCGCCGTAGTAGCTCAGAGTTCCGGCGAAGGTGCTGTACTGGCCGTTGGACTCCTGAATGGTGCGTGCGAGGTCGGCGAGTCTGCTCTCATAGCCCTCGGAGTCCTTGGCGAGGTTGCGCAGGTTCGAGCCAGTCAGGTCGAACGCGCTGGCAGAAATGTCTGCCTCCTCGCCGATGCCCATGAGGGCGACCCTCAAGCCCTTGGTGGCCGCAATGTGGTCCTGATACTGGTCGTAGAGCTTCTTCAATGCCGACCCAAGCGCCACAACCGCTGCGATTGCGGCACCAATTGCGAAGGCCTTGAGGAGTGCGGTGCCAAGCTCGGTGGCAATTAGCTTTGCGGATGTCATGCCGTATGACATGCCCGTAAGCGCCTTGACGCCCTCGTTGCCGAGTCTCTTGTAGGTGTCTTGGACAATGCTGAGGCCAGTGACGGTCTCAGTTGCCCAGTTCTTGATGTTGTCCTTCGAGGTGAGAAGCGTGGAGACGAGCGTGAGGACGGGGCCAGTTGCGAACGCGATGCCACCGATGGCGACGATTGCCTCCTTCGCGCCTTGGCTCATGCCCGTGAACCACTCAGAGAGCGAGCTAAAGATGCCAGTGAACCTCTGCAGCCACGGTGCCGCGCCCTCGCCGAGCTCTGCGAGCATGTTGTGCCAGACGTTCTTCATTATCTGCATCTGGCCCGAGAAGCCCTCGGCCTTCTTTGATGCCTCGTTCGCTGCGTCGCCAGCCTGACCCCACTGGTCAGAGATGCCGTTCCATGCGTCCTCGGACATCTTGAGGTTGTCGTCAAGGCCGTCGATGGTTCGCATGAGGCCCTCGATGGCCTGCTTCTGCCTGACGGAGGTGATGCCAAAGCCCTGCAGCACCGCGTCGGCAGAGCCGCCGGAAGCCTCTATGTCGTTCAGGCCCTTGATGAAGGCCTCCATGGCCTTTGTGGGGTCGGATTCCCACGTCTTAGCGAACTCGTCAGCGGTCATGTGGGCAACATCGGCGATGCCCTGCAGCGAGTCCTTCGCGCTCTTGATGGAGGTGTTGACCTCCTCGAAGGCCGCGTCGGGGTCTGACTCCCACGCCTCCGCGAACTCGTCAGCGGTCTTGCCCACGAGGTTTGCGAAGATGGTAAGCTCGTCCCCGCCGCCCTGCACCGCCGCGTTGATGGCGTCGAAGCTGGTGTCGATGGTTCCACCCGCTGCGGCAACGGCAGTCTCGAAGAACGACATTGTCTTACTAATCGCGGTACCTGCGGCTTCCGCGTTCATGCCCGTGCTGGCGATACTACTGGACCATGCCAACAGATCTGATGCGGACATTCCCACGATGGAGCCCATGGAGCCGATGCGCTCGGCGATGTTGGCAATCTCCGACTCAGTGGACGCGCCGTTGTTGCCGAGGCGAACCAAAGCGTCGGCGAAGCCGTTGTAGTCCTCTGCGGTGAGGTGCATGATGTTGCTGAGGTGGCCGAGAACCTCTGCGGCCTCCTCTGTGTCAAGGTCTGAGGAAACGTCGATGTTGCTGATGGCCTCCGCAAAGGCTTCCAAGTTCTCCGTTGCGATGCCGAGCTCGCCGCCGATGGCCTCGATCTCAAGAATCTGGTCGGCACTGGTCACGTGCGTTGATGCGAAGTTCATCGCGCTCCTGCGGAGTGCCTCGAACTGGTCATCCGTGCCATCGACGGTCTTGCGCATGTTGCGGTAGGCCGTGTCGATGTCTTGGCTCGCGTCGAGCATGCTCCTGCCGATGCCAGCGATGATTGGCGACACCGTGGCAGACATGGTCATGCCGAGGCTCTTGAGGGTCGAGGGGTTGAGAATCGCGTTGGACTTCTTGCCCATGGCCTCCGTGGCCTCTAGGTACTTGACCCGCGTTTCCTCGATCTGCTGCTCGATGTCGTCGTAGGCCTTTGCCTCCTTGGCGAGGTTGTTCTCCGCTGCGGCGGCATCGTATGCCTTCTGACGCTCCTTCTCCTTCTGCTTGGCCTGCTCAAGCTCGGCCTCTAGGTCCTTGAGTGAGGCCTCCTCCTTGGCAATCTCGTCGCCTGGGTTGTTGAGCAGCTTCATCTCACGAGTGTTGCCGAGCTTGTTTATGGTCTCTTGGATGGTCGAAATCTCGTTGTTGTACTTCTCGATGGTGGATTTAGAGAGGTCGATTGCTCCCTCAGCGTTTTCAAACGCGCCCTCAAGAGTCTGCACCTCATACGACGCACCAGAGAGCTCACTTTTGAGCCTTTTCAGCTCCGTCTCAATCTCTGGAAGCCTCGTGTAGGCATCGAACACAGCATCAAACGAATCGTTCTTGGGGTCGATTGCTTGGAGCTGCCTCTGCTCCTCCTTGAGCTCTTCGATGCTCCGTGTGTACTCGTCTACCTTCTTCTTGGCGTTCTCTAAATCCTGACCGGCCTTGTCAAGGTTTGCCTCGTTTTCGCCGAGCTTCTTCTGCGCGCTAGCAAGCCTATCGTTCGCCTTTGCCAGCTCGTCAATCTTATTTGCGTACTTCTGTGCATTGTCGGACGTCTCCGCAAGGGACAAGTCCTTCTTTGCGGTGGCAATCTGCTGCCTTGTCTTCTTGATGGCGTCTTCGAGGTTCTTGACCTCCGCGCTCTGGTCTGAGAGCTCCTTCTTCGCCACACGCGCGCTCTCGGCAGACTCCTCAAGCCACTTTGCCAAGTCCTGATGGCTCTTTGCGGCGTTCTTTGCGCCACTCGCGTCGAGCTGGCTAAGCTCGTTCTTGAGAAGATTGGACTTCTCCTCGCTCAGCTCGACCTTCTGCTGCAAGTCCTGCATGTACCTTGCGGCGAGCTGGATGTTCTTGGGGTCAACCTTCATCGCAGCCTCGGTGCGCTCCAAGTCCTTTTCAACAAGGTCTAGCGAAGCGTCAACCTTGCGAATCTGGCTGTCGAGGTCTTGGAACCACGGGGTCTTGGTTGTCGTGGTAAGGCTGTCATCGAGCCAGCGCATCGTCTGCGAAAGGCTCTCCGCCTCGGAGTTGATGCGCTGAACATCGTTGCCAATACCCTCGAACTTGAGGGCCTTGTCGAAGATGTCCTTCTCGTTCGCTGCTTCCTTGAACACGTTCTGCAGGTTGCGGACGTTCTCTACTGCGTCATCGCTGATTGCAACGCCAAGGTCATGAGCGTCCTTGATGACATCATCAAGTTCAAGGCCGTTCTTGAACATGTTGTGGAAGTTGATGCTCTTGAACTTCTCAAGCGTAGCAAGCTGCTCTGGGGTTATGAGGTCTGGGCCACCATCGCCGTAATCCAATGCGTTCTTGCGCTCCTGGTTTATGCCTTGGATTGCGGAGCGCATCGCAACAAGCGACGTGCTAGAGTCCATGAGATTACGCGCGGTCTGGGGATCAATCTTCAACTTCTTTGCGAAGTCCACGCCCTCCTCGCGCGTAATCTTGTTCCATGCCTCGTAGATTTCAGCGAGGGAGCCAGTGAGGTCGGCGTAACGCTTGTCGGCCTGCTTTGCCGTGAGCGTGAGATTGTCTGTCTCTGATGCAATCTGCCTGATGGTCTTCGGCGTGCCATTGAGGGAAACAGTGGAGTCGCCGAGCTGCTTCATGGACGTTGCCATGAGCTTTGCCTTGGACTGCAGGCTCTCCATGCGGTCGCCAGTGAGCTTGATTCGCGTCTCGATGTTGCGCAGGTCGGTCGGGTCGAACTGCATTGCCTTTGTGACCTGACGGATGTTGCGCTGCAGCTCAGCCGCGCTCTTGGTTGACGCCTTGAGGGCGTTGTTGAGCTTGGTCGTGTTGCCGCCAATGCGAATCTCAAGACCGGCGTACTCTGCCATGGTGAACCACCTACCCCAGCATGCTTCTTATGTCTTCCTGCGTCGCCATCTCGACGTGCGACTCGGTATCGTCTGAACCCTCGTTCGTTGCCGCAAGGTCGAAGATGACCTCGCCATAGGGCATCACGGCCAAGTCCTGCCGCGAGTACCCGAACCTCATGGCGGCGAGAAACACCTGCGTGAAGGGCAGGCGCGTGCCGCTACTGCTCTTGCTCTCGTGCTGCCTTAGCGAGTCGGGCGGATAGGGTACGAAAGGTCGCATCGATCTCGCGCGAGACGCACATGTGAAGGTCGGAGAAGTCGATGATGTCCGCAGCGTGGTCTGCGAGCATCTGGTCGTAGCTCGGCGTCGGGTCAACCCCGTCGTTGAGCCCAGCAACGTCGGCAGAGCGCATCATCGCCCACGTGGCCCTCATGTCTGCGTCCCAGTCGATGCCCACCAAGGACATGAACTCGGAGCCGTCGCCCGTGTCCATAACGTCGTTGATGAGCGAGTGGTGCTTCGAGGACGGGTCCTCGATGAACGTCTGCTGGTAGAGCTTCAAGGCATAGGTCGAGCAGACCGCGTAGTGGATGTCGTCGCCGTCGCCCCAACGGAGCGGGTTCTTGACCCCACGGCCAGAGACGTTCTTGAACTTGATAAGCATGAGATACTCCTGTCTGTATCTGAGAGAAGCCCCGCCGCGCAGTGACAGGATGCGCGACGGGGCTACTCTTCCTATGGTGTCAACCGACTATGGCTAGGCCTTGGTCGGGGTCGGGACTGCGGTGTACCAGGTTGCGAACGCCGTTGCGGCCTCCTCAGCGGAGCCCTTGACGATGTTCTTGGTGGTGCCGCTGCCGCCGAAGTTCTCGAAGTCCTTACCGATGGCGGCAAACTCAAGTTCCTGGGTGTCAGGGTTGGTGGAGTCGGACTTGGTGTTTGCGCTCGCCACGGCACGCTGGGCGGAGCAGTTGAAGAAGACGTAGCGCTTCTTGTCAGCGTCACCCTCGACCTCGTACATGAGGGCGAACGACTTGGGCGTTGCGTCTGAAACCTCGACCTGCATGCCGTTGTCGTCAACGACCTCGCCGAGAACGGCGACCTTGAAGGAGTCGGGGACGATGGCGAGCGTGAGCGTGCCAGTGTAGCCACCGTTTGCGGCGGGAGTCACGAAGTAGGCGATGTTGTCGGCCCAGAAGGTCGTGGGCTCGCTGCCCTCGCGGCTGAGGTCGAGGGAGACGGCACCAGGAAGGGCTGCGGGGGTGTCATAGGTACCGTCAGCCTTGATGACGGCGTAGTACGCCTTGGCGAGTCCGAAACGGACCTTGGAGAGTTCGGCCATGATGGCCTCCTATTCTTCTCTGTTGTGATAGGTGAAGTCGTACTGCTCGATGTGGCAGACCTCTGACTCCGACCAGATGCCAGTCTCGTCTGGCACGCAGCCTAGCGAGAGGATGGCGTCTCGTATGAGGGCCTCGGTGTTCGGGTCTGACACCTTCTCGAACAGCTCGACGTGGAAGCGGGGCAGGCTCGCGTAAACGATGCCGTCTGCGATGAACCCGCCATCGGATTCGACCGTGTAGACGAAGAAGGGCGGGGTCGGTGCCCTGTTGACTGGGTAGGCGTCCTGACGGCCAGGTATGCCCGTGGCAGTGAGGGCGGCGTACACGACTGACTTTGCGCTCATCGCAGCTCCCTCGCTATGTACTCTGGCAGGTGGGTGCGGACGAACTCGAAGGCGAACTCAGCCGCTGGCTTGACGTGCGGGTATGCGGCAGTGCTGCCGCCGCCGATCTTGGCGTGGCCCTTCTCAAGGAGGTGCGGGAGGCCCGGCTTCTTGGAGTAGATGTGGCCCTCGATGCCAGACTTCTTGCGGAGCGTGCGGAAGGTGACGTGCTGGCCGTATTCCCAATTGCCCTTGTGGTACTTGGCCTTGTGCGACTTGGCGTTGTTTCGCCACTCGTCGCGGCCAAGCTCAACAGCGTCATGCACGCACGCGAAGAGGGCCTCTTCCGAGGCATCGAGGATGTCACCCAGAATCTCGCTGAGGGCGAGCGCGAACTCGTCCTCCTCGACCCACAGGTGCTTACCCATTGTCGTTCCTAGCGTGCGTGGAGTAGACGAGCTTGGTGTTCTCGCCGTAGTCCATGGACTGCATGAGGTCGTACTCGCGCTCCTCGAACACCGCTTGAGTCTGGTTCGCGTAGTCGATGGAGCGGACCTCGACCTGCAGCTCCGGCTTTGGACCGACCGCAGCAGCCGTGGCCCACGTGCTGATGTCGATGTGGCGGACGTTGCAGAACACTTGCGTGTCCACGGGCTCGCCCTCAACGTCGTTGCCGTCAGCATCGACGTAGGAGTTCGTCACCACGTCTCTGAGGATTATCACGGAGTCCCAGCGCATCAGCCCTCCGTCTCGTACACGGAGTTCATCGGGCCGTTGAGCAGCGTGCACACCTGCGACTCGTAAATCCTCATGAAGTCGTCCCGCTCATCGAAGTCGAGCAGGGTGTTCACAAGGACATACGAGACGATGGGGCCGAACGCCGCGCTCGGCAGCTTGTCCTCGTCCACGTCATCGATGGTGATGGGGGCGGCAATCGCGTCCGTGCCCAGCCAGCTTGCGGACACGCCCTTGTTCTCCATGTCGGCGATTGCCCCGACGATGTTCCTCCCAATGAGGTCGTCAAGGGCGTTGTGCCCGATTCTCAAAGCGGCCTTCACGTCATTGAGCAGGGACATGGTCGCCACCCCCTATCGCTATTCCTTTGGCTTTGCCTTTGTGACGCGACGCCTCTTGGGCGTCTCGGGCGTGACGGGCTTCTTGGCCTCGACAAGCACGGCACCCTCTGGCACCCTGCCGTCCTCGAACCGCCAGAACACGCCGCGCCACTTGTAGGTGCGCAGCATTACTAAGCCGCCACGGTGATGTCAACGAAGCCAGCGGGGATGCGGACGGCCAGCTTCTCGCGGACCTCGGCGCGAACCGTCATGAGGTTCTTGATAAAGTCGTCCTGGTCGGTGTTGGTGGCCTCGATGGTGACGCCCTCGGCCTTGGTGACCAGGGAAGCGCAGGTGTCGAACGCGCCGACGACGATGTGGTTGGCGGTGAGCTGGTTGGAGAGGACGATGGGCAGGTTCCAGATGTTCTCGCCGTGCAGCGCCGCGAAGTAGCCGCCACCGTAGTAGCGGTTCTCGCCGTCCTTTCCGATACGCAGGAGCTTCCAGATGTCGGGGGTCATGACGATGGCATTGGCGGAGCGGCCAGAGTAGGTCACGACATCGGCGATGGCGTTGGCGACCTCGTCGGCAACGGCGACTGCGGTGCGGGTGACAGCGGTGGTGCCGCCGATGGTCTGGATGCCGGAGGTGCCGAGCAGGTCGGCGATGACCTTGGCCTGACGCCTGAAGTTCAGCGCGTAGAGCAGACGACCGTTGATGGCGCTGGCGAGGTAGCCGTAGTCATCGATGTACTCGTCGGACTCCTTGATGTAGGCCGCGATCTTCTCAAGCGTCACGGTCGTGGGAGTCGGGTCGGCGAAGTGGATGCGCGACTTGGCGGCACCCTCGGCGATGGAGTTAGCGATGGTGCCCTCCATGGCGCCCTCGGTGAAGAACACGAGGGTGTTGCCCTCGATGACCTCGCGGCCAAGCAGGTTCAGGACGCCCATGGACTCGCGGACGCCCTCGATGACGCTGGTGTCATAGGTGGTGATGGCCTGCGTGGCCTGAGCCACAGCCGGGGAACCCTGCACGTCGGAGGCGGCGCGGGAGAACGGCGCGGCGACGACGTGGAAGGACTTGCCATGGCCGTCGCGCTTGACGGTGTTCACGAAGTGCTCGCCGAGCGAGCGTGCCTGCTGTTCGGGCATGGTGGTTGCCTCCTCTGCGGGGGTGTTGACTGCGGCGGTTGCGACCGACTCGACGGTGCTGCCGCCTCCGTTGATGACGAGCTGACGCTTCTCGGCGTTCAGGGCCGCGATGTTGGCGCGGTGCTCGTCCTCGGACTTGTACAGGTTCATCTCGGAGTCGAGGGACTCCATCTGCTCAAGGGTTGCGTCCTCGGGCAGGTTGGCGGAGAGCTCAAGCACCTCCGCGCGGCGGGTCATGTAGGCCTCGCCGTCCATGCGACGCAGCGAGACCGCGTCCATGGGAGTGAACTCGGAAATGAGCATCCGAATCCTCCTAGCTATCGAAGTTGCATTGACTTGGCCCTTAGCTCCATGCGCTTACGTCTAAGCTCAGCAGCCTTCTGGGCCTCAAGTGCGCTTTGAAGTCGCTCCGCCTCAATCCTCTTGATCGCTCCGTCAAAGTAGGAACGCGCACTAATTTCCGTATTAGGGTCGGCAGGCAGGGAGACGCTGGAAACGTCGTAGCAGACCTTGACCCGATGGATGGTTGAAGTGAACTTGCGGGACTCCTCGTCGTACACGTCCTCGATGGAGTCCCAGTCGGGCATGAAGCCCCACGACATTCGCGTGATGAGGCCAGCCTCGATGTCCTCGTACATCTGGCGCGAAAGGCTCGTGCTGCCAAGGTCGGCAGCGACGAACAGGCCATGGAGCTGCGGCTCCACCACGAGCGTGTTGTTGCTCATGCGAGCGTAGACGCGCCCCTCGTGGTTGAACTGCATGATGACATCGCTCATATCGCAGTCACGGAAGGCGTCGGGGTCGATGACCTCCCAGTACTCGATGCCGTCGAACTCGTAGAGCTTGTAGGGGTCGTTGAAGGTGGAAGCGTACCCCTCAACGTAGTAGTCGCTCTCGAACCGCTTCTCGGCCCCCGTAGAGACGGGTGCGAGCGGAGAGAGCAGCGAGCGGTACTGTCGCTCGTGCGGCTTAGCGGGCATGCTGTCTCCTAAACGTCTGCTTTTTCCACCGCGCCATAGGCGTCGGCGTCGTTGTAAATCTGGTCGTCTCCGCCGAGGTCGAAGTCTGGGTCGTCAACGGGATCGGGGACGGGAAGCCCCTCACGACCGCCAGACGCGAACACCACGCGACCGCTCATGTCCATCTGGAAGAACTCGCCGCGCACCATGAACACGTCCATACCAGGTATCCTCGGAAGGTCGAGGATTGCGCGGCCCTCGTTTACGGTCATGATGCCGTAGGAGGTCATGTCTCGGACGATGTTTCGCTTGGTGGCAGCGGAGACGAACTGCAGCCTGTCGGAGCCGAACCAGATGCGGTTCGGGGCGTCGGACTGAGTCACCATGCGCCTAGAGAAGCACGACTGCGTGAGCCCCTCGGAGAGGTGCAGGAAGAACGTCTCGACCTTGCCCTCGTAGTAGGAGTCCCACTTGGCCTCGTCCGCGCTGTTCTGCAGGATGGCCTCGTTGCACCCGAAGTAGTCGAACACGTGCTTGTCGATGCGCTCCATCTCGTCGGTCGAGATGGTGTACGTGCTCGCCTTGACCTGCTGTATGTCGGCAAACGTGGAGTCGTAGGTCATGAGCACGGTGTCGTTGTCCGTGAAGTTCCTCGCATAGAACTCGTCGCGCTTGCGCCTCTGGTCCTCTGGCGCGACCTGACCAACGACCTTGCCGATGAACTTTATCTTGCCGCCGATGTCGATTGCGTTGTTCTCCGCCTGAACCTGCTTGTCTAGGAGGCTCATGGTGGCCTGCAGGTTGTTCGCCGTGCCGAAGTAGTCGCTGATGTACTGGTACTTGGAGATGCAGCAGACCTCCGACGCGGGGAACGCCATGCGCTCGCCCGTCCTCAGCGTGAACCGCACCCACATCTCATTGTCCACGTCGAGAAGCTCCGTGTAGTCTGGCTTCAACGGGAACAGGCCGTTCGTGTACCCCCGCTCGTCGTATGTGGGGATGACGAACGCGGTGCAGTCGACCTCGTATATGGTCGCAAGGCGATAGAGGAACCTCGGCCACGTCATGTACGGGTTGGGCCAACTCTCGAAGGCCTTGACCAGCTCTGGCCTTCCGTTGCCCTTGATGTGCGGCTCGCCCTTGGAGCAAGAGCTGGCAAAGGCGTGTATGCACGCCCTCGTGAGCTCCATCTCGTAGACGCCGCCGTGCCATGTCCTGAACGCTGGGTTGTACTCCGTGAGGGTGCGGAAGTAGGTCGTAGTGGCATCCCTTGCGGTAGACCGCCTGCGGAACCTTCCGAGCACCTTTGCAATGAGCCCGTCGTTCGCCAAGTGCGCCACCTCCGACCGGCATGAAAAAGGCCCCCTTTCGGAGGCCCATACACTAATCCTAGCGTACCAACTGTACCGCATTTGTCTGTAAATGTCAATACGTGTGAAAATGTGTGAATTGTTGTGAATACTACGTGAGCAGGGCCTTGTACTCGGACTCGTGGCGAAGGAGCGCGATATAGGCATCGAGCTCCGCCATGAAGCCGTCTATCTTGTTCGCGCCCTTGCCCTCCTTCTTGTCGGGCAGGATGTTGAGGTTCGTGTCCGTGGTGACCATGACGTTCATGCGGCACCATCGGTTGATGGGGTGCGCGTCATCGATGAACCTGCCCTCCTGGTAGTCCGCACGGATGCGATACATGGGGTCTGAGAGCGTCTTCGCGCCCTGAATGACGGCCTCGCACCTCTCCTCGCCCACCATCTGCTCCAACAGCTCCCTGTCGCTGCCGATGATGTGCCAAGGGTCGTAGCCGATGGCGAAGGTGTACAGGCCGTGCTCGTCCCTGAGCTCGTTGATGAACTCGGCCAGAACAGACGTGGGCACGACGTTGCCAGGGACGACCCTCAGAAGCCCCTGGTCCTTCCAGAGGCGATACGGGGCGTGGTCTTTGGTGGCCTTGTCGCCCTTCTTCTCCTGCGCCTCCAGCTTGCTCTCAGGCATCCAGTACATGCTCGTCTCGTAGATGTGAGGGTCGAATATCGCCTCGCGCGTCACAGGGTCGCGCTTGACGCTGCCATCCTCGTTGCGCTCTGGGCGCATGCAAAGCACCTGAGCAGCGGCCAAGTCCACCGACTGCGCGTAGTCGAAGCCGATGATGCAGTAGCGGAACCCCGCGCCCCAGAAGTCGAAACGCTCGTCGCTGCCAGACTCCTCCCACGTGAGCCACGCGGTCGAGCTGTTCTGCGGAACGTTGAAGT